CGGCAGTCAACGGGTTGGGGAACCACTTCGAGACACAAGTGGGGCCTGCGTCAACTCAGGTCACGGTCTCGTCGACCGCGAAGCAGATCAACCTGACGAATATCCCGCTTGGTATCCCCGGGACGTTTGGTCGCAAGATCTATCGCACTGTCGCTGGGGACACGGGTGCGTATAAGCTCGTCTTGGAGCTGACGAACAACACCGCCACGTCTGCCGTCGACAACATCGCTGATGTCAACCTCGGGGCCGATGCCCCTGCGCCTGGGTCAACGTTTGCGGTCACGGAGAACCCGCTCGTCAGTGGCGTTCCGTTCCGCACGCACTTCGACACTCTCGCGGAGGGCGCGGGTGGGTTCTACATCACTGACGAGCCTCAGGCGCAGGCTAGCGGGTTCGGACTGCTGGAGAACATCCTGTACTGGCGCGCCATCGCTGAAGCGGAGATGCCGCATCTGCCGCGCTTCTACGCGCTGTTTCCCGAGGGACCGCTGTCACCCGAAACGTCGCCTGGGTCCGGTGTCGAGTCCGTCAACGGCAGCGTCGGGTTCACCGAGCACCTCATCTCTGTGGCGAACCCGTACTGGTGGATGCGGCAGCTTCCGCCCGGTGGAAACGACTGGATCGGCGACGATATTTATGTAAATTTCCACAACGAAACGACGCCCGGCACGGGCGTGTTCGAGCAGGGTGGGTTCCCGCACTTCCTCGTCGCGGATCGTGCGGCGTTCAACGTCCACGCGGCGACGCTGTACCAGAAGGTCCCCGTCCTGACGTTGCAACTGTTCGGCCCGTTCCAGCAGGGGCGGTTCCCGTCGCCCGAGGAGATGTGGCAGCACACCACCATGGCCGTCGCCGAGGGCATCAGGGGTCTGGCGTGGTGGCAAATCGGCACCAACTTGGGCCTGCGCGACCAGACAGAGCCGACGAAGACGAACGCCAACACGGCGCTCATCAACATCACGACGTTCCTGCAGCAGAACGAGACGCAGATCCTATCGACGCCCATCACGGGGCGGCTGACGAACAGCACCCAGTCGGGGACGGCGCTGAACTGGCGCAAGAACATCCTGCCGACTGTCGCCAACGGATCGCGGCAAACGAGCTTCGGGACGGGAGGGCGCGGGTTGTATATCGCGGAGCTGAACGCTCTCAACGCGGGTGTCACACAGTGGAGCCCGATGTTGGACCAGAACGGCGACGTCCGCATGCGTGTGTTCCAGTCGCCCACGAACCCCCTCAGCTTCCTCGTCTTCGCGTACAACTATCACCCGTCGCCGCGGAGCAGCGTCGTGTTCACGTTCGATCAGGCCGTTGGCAGCGTCACCGTGGTCGATGAAGCGCGCACCATCACGCCGTCTGGCTCGACGTGGACGGACAACTTCGGTGGCGCCAGCTCGCTGCTGAAGGGCCCGAACCGCGCGTCACACATCTATCAGGTGACGCTTATCAACACGCCGCCCACGGACCCGACGTTCTTCACCTGTACGGGTGTCACGTCCAGTGTCACGTCGTGCACGTGGACCGCGTCGTCGGATGCGGAGCCCATCACGTACTCGCTGGAGCGGTCACCGGCCGTGGGATGCACCGGGTTCTCCGTCGTGGCGACGACATCGAGCACCTCCGCGCTCGTCACAGGCATGGCGCCGAACGACACACGCTGCTACCGCGTGCGCGCCACCGATGGGACAGGCTTCAGCGGGTACTCGGGGTCGTTCCTCGCCACCACGCTGCCACTGCAGTCGGTCGTGTGGCATTGGACCGATCTGAGCACGGACGAGACAGCGTTCGCGCTCGTGAAGTGCGAGCCGGTGTACCCGGCGACGACCTGCGACCCGACCGGCAACACGCCGTTCACGACCGTGGGGCCCGGGATTGTGGACTTCACCGATACTGCCTCCCCGAAGCCGACGGTCTGCGGAGCTGTGAAAGCCCAGAAAACGGGCGCCTCCGATTCAACGTTCACAGCGACGGTCTGTGCCACTGCGGGGGCTGGCGGGCCAACGATCCCCAATGCGCCGAGTAACCTTCGCGTGAATAACACGTTGAACCCGACAGCGGTGTGGTCAGATCTGTCTACGGATGAAACTGGGTTCAAATTGGAGTCTCGGGCGGCCTGTGGCAGTGGGTCCTATGCTCAGGTTGCGACTCCAACGGCGAACGTGACGTCTCAGCTTCTGGCAACTCCGTCGACTGCGCTCGTCCAAGTTCGTATTCGTGCGACCAATGCTGCGGGCGACTCTGCCTACTCAAATGAATATTGCTGGAGCCGGTGGGGGCATAGCACCACGGGTCTGCAGAGCCCGCCGCCGACGCACGGCGCTGGACTCACGCCACCGGCCCATGGGAGCCTACCGTAATGGCCGATGGACTGTTCGGACTCGCGGGACTGTTCTTCGGCGGGGAGTTTACCCCGCCACCTCAGCCTGAGCCGGGGCCGACGCCCACGCCGACGCCGCCGAGTGCCACCTCTGTGTTCATCACCGTCCGGGCCGTGCGCTGCGTCCACGCCACCCCGGCGATGGCGGCGCGCGTGAATCGCGTTTTCCTGGTGTGATGTGGCCGCGCAGACCGATCTAGAGACGCTGGCCGCTGAATCACTCCGGTTGCTAGAGGGCTGGCTCTACCAAGGGACAGTCAAGCTGGCGTCGGGGCGCGAAGTTACGTGCGCCGAAGCGGACGAGCAGGGTCTGCTGCGGCTGGCGATGGACCTCTCGAAGCGCGTCGCCACCAAGCGCCGTATGTCGATCAACCCCGATTCGCTGCGGCCCAAGGCGACGGCGGTGGAGGGTAAAGGTGAAGCGTCCCAAGCGCCCCAAGTGTCCTAAGCTCGTCATGGTCCTCTGGTTGGACGCTGTCGGTGACCGCAACGACGACGACGGCGCCGGCAAGCCCCTGCTGCCCGTTCCCTGTCTCAGCGTCGGCTGGTGCATCGAAGACAAGCAGACGCACATCAAGCTCGCGTCCGAGCTGATCTCCGGTGGCGAGTACCAGGAGGTGACGGTCATCCCGCGGGGCATGGTCAAAGCCATCGCCGCCAAGCCGTTCAAGCTGCCCGCGGAGTTCCGCGAATGGGCGTCTGATTGAGTTACCTCGATCTCTTCCCCCTCGGGGCCGATGGGTCCCGCATCCTGCTACCGCACCAACAGGAGTTCCTGGACAGCCAAGCCAAGTACATCGGCGCTGTCGGCGGGTACGGTAGCGGGAAGACCCTTGCCGCCTGTATCTTCGGCGTCCAGTTGACCCTGTCCATCCCCGGCAACCTCGGCATCGTGTGCAGGCGCTCGTACAGCAAACTGCATGACTCGACACAACGCATCTTCATGGAGGTGCTGGACCGCACAGGTGTGGAGTGGATCGGCAAGGAACAGCGGGACGGCTGGTACCACCGCATCATCATCCCTTCCATGTCGTCCGAGGTCGTCTTCAGAGAGACGAAGGATATCGGCCGCTTCCTCGGGCCGGAGTACGGGTGGTTCTACATCGACGAGGCACAGGAGGAGCCCGAGGACACCTTCACGAAGCTCATGGGGCGTTTGCGTCTGCCGCGGGCGGCACAGTACCTGAAGGGTTTCCTGACGACGAACCCGCCGACGGCGACGCACTGGTTCGCCAAGGTGTTCGGGGAGCCAGGTCAGAAGTGGCGCAACGGCTCGCTGTACCACTGCATCCGCTCCAGCTCGCGGCAGAACCCGTTCCTGCCCGAGCAGTACATCAAGGACTTGGAGGCCAACTACCCCGCGTCCGAGGTGAAGCGCATCATCGAGGGGTTCTACGGGTTCAGCTTCGAGGGGCGGCCTGTGTACGCGCCGCCGTTCGAGTTCGCCAAGCACGTTGGCGCTCCGCCCATCCACCCCCTGACCACCTTCAGGGCGTGGGACTTCGGGTTCCGCTGTCCCGCATGCACGTGGCACCAGCTCGTGCGCTGCCGCCTAGGGCGCATCCACTGGCACACCATCGCCGAACTCGTGATGCAGAACTTGGAGTCGGAGGATTTCGCCCGCGAAGTGCTGAAGCTGTCCAAGGACCTGTTCAAGGACACCGTCTCCCCCCATATGTGGGTCGACATCGGGGACGCGGCGGGGGCTCAGGTGTCGGAGAAGGGACCCGGGCCGATCATCCGGCTGCAGCAGCCTCCGTGGAACCTCAAGTTCCGGTACCGCAAGATCCCCAACATTGACCCGGGGTTGGACCTCGTCCGCGAAGTCCTACGGAAGCCCATCTGCGGCTGTGGCTTCCCCACGTACCTCGTCCATCGACGCTGCCGCGACACGATCGACATGTTCGCCGGGGGGTACCACTACGCCCGCCTGTCGCCCGGCAAGGCCCGTCCGTCCGATGAGAAGCCGCAGAAAGACCTGTACTACGACAACATCGGCGACACCGTCCGGTACTTTGGGGAGCTGGCCTACCGCATGGCGGCCCGGGACCCCGCCTTCATCCGGGACCTGGAGGAGGCTGGAAACATGCGCCCGACGGCCCCTACACTGAGTACGGCATGGATGGGCGAATGACGGGAGATCACATTGGCTAGCGATCCGCAACGGCCTGTAACGAGTGCAGCACAGGACCAGCCGAAGGCGCAGCAGGAGCGCATCCAGGTCTACGAGTCCATGATTATCGACGTGCGCTCGCGGGCCCTGCCCATCCACGAGGCGTGGCTTCGCTTCCATGCCGCCTTCCTAGCGCAGCCGACGCGGCAGCAGTACATCTCCCCCGTGTTCAACCATTACATCCCCGCCGCGCGTAGGGCTCTGAACCGCGCCGTGACGCGGCTGGTGGAGATGCTGACGCCCAGTAACGCGTTCTTCGAGGTCTACCCGATGGACGAGTACGGCGAGCAGGCCGGCGTCAAGGCCGAAGCCGTGTGGCGGTACCTCTTGTTCCTGACGACGAAGAAGATCCGCATGGGCAGCCTCCTGCGCCAACTCGGCCGCACGTTCTACCTGTACGGACGGTGCATCTCGAAGTTCGGCGTGCGTATGGAGTCCATGGGCCCCGGGGAGCGTCCCGTTGTGTGGCCCACCCTGCGTGCCGTCGATCCGTTCTGCTTCTACGCGTGGCCCGAGACGATGAACGACCTGAACGAGACGACGATGTGCTTCGAGGATGTGTTCATGCCGTACACGTCGTACGAGGAGATCTCGTCGAATCCTGCGGCCAAGGTCGAGCCGCTCGATCCGCAGAAGCTGACGAGCCCGACGTGGCCCTCGTCGTATACCGCTCGCTTGGCCCGCAAGACCATGGTTGAGCCGTCCGCAACGCAGTCGGGCCGCGCCGAAGACGGCGACAAGGTCAAGCCGCCCGTCAGGTTCGTGGAGCTGACGGAGCTGTGGACGCGTGAGAAGGGCCAGTGGCGCATGGAGTGGTACGTGTGGAACTACGAGGGTGGCGTGCGCATCGTGCGCGATCAGGTGTCGCCCTTCGGCACGCACCCATACCGCTGGGCGCAGTCCAACAGCCTCCCCGGCGAGCAGTTCGTGGTGGGCATGATGGATGACTTGGAGCCCATGCAGATCGCCCTGAACGACCAAGTGAACATGACGATGGAGGGACAAGCTGTTGCTATCTCACCGCCCGTGGCGGTTGACCCCAATGTGGTCTCGCGCCCGAACTCCATCGTGTTCAAGCCGCGCGCGCGGTGGTTCATGGACCCCAACGGCGCCAAAGTCCTCGACGTGCCCGACACTACCAAGAGCGGGATCATGGGCGTTAACATGTTCCTTGGCTTTATTGACAGCTTCTCTGGCAGCAATCCATTGGCTGAAGGGCAGCCCACCCGCGGGATGCCTCGCGCTGGCTTCGCTGTTAGCTCTCTGCTCAACCTGTCTCTGGCCGACATCCGCGATGCGGCTCGGCTCATCGAGGACGAGGTCCTTACGCCGAACCTCGGCGACCTGTACCGCATCGCCGCCGCGTTCATGCCCGCCAACCAGGTAACACCGATCCCCGGCACCCAAGGCATGCAACTGATGAAGGTGCCCAAGCAGACGCTGATCGGGGACTGGGAGTTCGCGTGGGTCGGCGCGCAGCAGGCGCAGGACTATCAGGTACGGGCGCAGCGGCTCATGGCGGCGGCGGGCATGCTCATCAAGGGCCTGCCCGTCCTGCAGCCGGCCTTGGACCGCTCGGGCCACACGATCGACTGGCTCGCCATCCTCAAGCGCGTCTGGCGCGACGGCCTGGGCGAGCGTGGCGCCGATTCGATCATCCGCAAGCAGACGCCCAAAGAGCAGCAGATGATGCAGCTCCAAATGCTGCAGCAGATTGCCCAAGCGACGGGGTCCCAGGCTCCAAGTGCGGGCGGTGGCCCCATGTCCGTGCCCACGTCGGGTGAGCAGGCCGAAACGTCTGTGGGCCGGTCCCTGTCGCAGGGGGCGACGGCAGGGCCCTCGGGGGCGATGACCGTATGATGGCCGATGTCCTGCGCAGCCGCCTGCCAGAGACGGTCGATCAGATGTGGGACCGCTGGATGACCCTCATCTGCTGGATGGACTACCGGCACTACAACAAGCTGCAGAACGTCTGCGACTCCGTGGCGTATCACATCCTCTCGGGAGGGGACGCGTGGACAGCGACTTTGATGGGATGATCTCGTGGCCCGAGATGCGCCGGTACCTGGAGGGGCAGTTGCAACAGGTGCGGGCCGCGATGGATGATCTAGAGGGACCGATGCTGTACCGGGCTCAGGGCGAGGCCAAGCGCCTCGTGAAGTGCCTGAACCTCCCAGCAGCCATGACGGTCACCATGAAAGAGGAGGGCACACAGTAATGCCGAGTTCAGCTCCGGCCGACGGTGCCGACAAGGGCACCAGCGAGTACGACGAATGCACGGGGGGCGGCAGCGCTTCCAAGGGCAGTGACCCCTACGTGGGGCGTGGTATCTCGCCCAGCAAAGAGGGTGGCGAAGCCTACACCGTGACAGGTGGCGCGGGCGACAAGACCGGCGACGGTCGCGGGTCGAGCGGCCCGGTGTCGGCCGAGTAGCGATGGGATACGAAGCACAGGAGGGCGTCCTCCCTGTGGTGCTTGACGTGCTCAAGGCGTCGGCCAAATCCACGGATGGCACCGACCCTGTGGAGGCTCCGTTTCTGCGGTGCGTAGCACAATTTGGATGCCCGGGACACGGGCGGGAGCGTGACGAGTAATGGGGATGTGGACTAGGACGTTTGTGCAGGAGTCGGCGCCAACCGACTCGGTGCAGGGGGACCTCTGGTACAAGACCAGCAGCAAGCAGGTGTTCATCATCACGGAGGACCGCGGGACCGCGTTCGTGGAGATCGGCAAGCGCGGCGTCGTCGTGCCAGCGATCACCAACGCCCCTGCAGGTGGCACCGGAGCGACGGGTGGCGCCTACGACACCTCGGGCAACCGCGACGCGATGATTACGGCGCTGAACGGAACGCTGAACACGCTGCGGAGCCAGGGTCTCATCGCCTGATGGCACGCAAGGGCATGCGTCTGGGGCTCAAGCGCGGCAAGAAGCCGATGGCGTTCAAGCCGTCGAAGCCCGCGGCCATCATGCCCATGGCCAAGGCGCCCGCTGACACTGAGAAGAAGGGGAAGGGACTCATGAAGCTCAACCTCGGAGTGGCTGTCGCGCTGCTATTGCTGACCGGCTGTAGCGCCAAGGAAGCGGAGACGCTGCTGACGGCGCCCCTGCACATCAAGTGCGTGGGCAAGGGCGAGACGATCATTGCCGCGGGTCCGTACGCCGGCACCATCCGGTCGGATTGTGGCGACGGGTTCGAGTACCTGCTGGAGCGTGGCAAGTGATGCGCCGCCTCCTGCTCGCCCTCGTTCTGTGTCTCACGTTCGCCTTGCCGGTGGAGTCGCAGGAGGCGTGGAAGCGCACTGGCACGCGCTTTACCTGTACCGTCGACAACATCGCTGCGACGCTCACCGAAATGACTGGGTGCGCGGTACTGGCAGCGAACCTGGGTCAGACCCCGGCGTACTACATCTCGTCCATCGTGGCGCAGTCGACCACGACGACGGGTGGGACGTTTACCATCTCGTCTGGGACCGGCACCAACTGCGGTACGGGGACGACCGCGGTGCTGGCGTCGACCACCGCCCGCTTCTCCGCACCCGCGAACACGGCGACGCCTGCGCTCCTGCGCTTTGACCCCCCGCTCCGTGCGACTACGGGCCATGCGTTGTGCTTGCTGGGCGTGGCCACGAATACGACCACCGCGGTGGTGACGGGGTACATCGCCCCATGATCGAAGCACTGAACTCGCTGACCCGTCCCCTCGTCACCGTGGCCCTCGTCGGAGGGCTGCTGTACGGGTTCTTCATCGGGCGCATCGGGGGTGAGCAATTCTTCACCGTCGTGACGATGGTCATTGGCTTCTGGTTCGGCCAGCGTGCGACGAACGGTACCACCACGGAGAAAGCGGCGGTGACATTTCCGCCCGTTCCTGCAGCACCCAAGGGAGAGTGACCATGGCCGAAGAGAAGGTTGAAGGTTCCACAGGCGCCGTTCCCGCGTTCGACGCGACGGCGTTCATGGGCGAGTTGGAAGGCAAGATCGGCGCCATGCTGGATGCCCGCGTGCCGCAGCCCGCGCAGCCTGCCGTGTCGTATCCGTACGGAGCGATCAAGCCCGCACCTGCAGCCCCCGCCGCGGATGACCCCATGGGCACGTTGGTGGACCCCTACGTGCAGCGTGCTGTGAAACCGCTGCAGGAGCAGGTCGCGCAGGCCACCATCAGGGCGCAGTCCGCGGAGGATCTGGCGCGCTTCCGTGCCGCCCATCCCGACCTGTCACCGGAGTTGGCGCAGAAGGTCGAGCAGGCGTTTGGTCGCCTGCTGGAAGCTGGGACGCCGTTCGTGCGGGAGGACGTGCTGGCCTGGGAGATGGGCAAGAACTTCGACACGTACCGCAAGGAAGCGGACAAGCGTGAGCAGGCTGAGCGCGACCGCGTCGCTGCTGCCGCCACCGCAGGCGGCTACAGCCCCGGCGTAGCGAACGGGATCAATCAGGACTTCAATACGATGTCCGACGAGCAGCTCGCGCTGGCGCTGAAGGGCAAGACCTTCTGATGCAGCCCAGCATCGGTCGCATCGTCGTCTACAACCACCCCGGTAGCGCGGACGGGAAGTTTCCGCCTAAGCAGTCTCCGGCAGTTGTACAACGCGTGAACGAGGACGGTACCGTTGAACTGTTCATCATGAGCGTCTACGGCGGACTGTTCTTCAACCACAACGTCACGCAGGGCGATGGGCCGTGCCAGTGGAACTGGCCCCCACGGATCTAGACACATACGTCTACCACGGTAGACACTGACTTCGTCGCCGCTCCGCATCTGCTCGATGCGCCAGCGGTGGCGGCCCGAGGATCGTCACGAGCTGGCCCCGCGCTGTGGGCTGGCGGTGAGCGGACGGTTCTCGCGCGGCAGACAGCGCATGACTTGATGAGCAAGAAAGTGAGGTGCAACGAGACATGGCGGATGCAGTAACAAATTTCAGTGCGATTTCGACGGATGCTCCAAACGTCCAGATCGCCCGGGAGACCTATCGGCTCGCCGAACGTCGTCTTCAGCTCGGTCAATTCGCGAAGCGCTATAACCTAGCGCAGCGGATGGGCAAGACGCTGCGGATCATTCGGTACAAGCGGGTGGCGCTTCCTGTGGCGACGCTCACGGAAGGATCGCCTCCGGATGCGGTCGCGCTGTCGCTCGAAAACGTGGATGTCACGGTGGAGCAGTGGGGTATCGTCGTTCTGCTGACAGACGTGGCGCTCATCACGACCGATCATCCGGCCCTTCAGATCGCGGTCTCTCGGACTGCGATGGCGATGGCTGAGATGCTGGAGCGTGAGATGGCGCAGGTGCTGTTGGCTGGGACGCAGGTGCGCTACGGCGCTGCCGCGACGACTCGCGCGGGCTTGGACGGCACGAAGAAATTCGCGACGGCCGATGCGCTGGCGATGACCACGCTGCTGCGTGCAAACGGAGCAGAGGATTTCGAGGCTGGTCTATACGGTGGTGTCATTCCTCCGCAGGTGGAGTCGGACATTATCGCGTCAGACAGTGTGTTCCAGGCCGCGTCGAACTTCGCCAACGTCCGCAGGCTGGACTTTGGTGAGATCGGTGTGTGGCAGGGGGTGCGCTGGGTGCGCGGGAATTTCCTCCCCATCTACAAGGGGCAGGCGGCGCCGTCGGCCAGTGCTGAGTCGGGGACGTTGGATGCCGGCACGCTCGCCGCGCAGATCAACTACATCGGCTCGGGTGGCAGCATTACCAACGCCAACTTCAAGTTCCAGGTCGTGTGGAAGGACAAGCTCACGGGGTATGAGCGACATATCTCGCAGGCTTCGGCCAACCTCGCGTCTGGTGCTGGCTCGAACTCTTTCACGGTCGATGTCCCCGCAGCCTCTGTCGTCAACTACGTGTACGACGTGTACATGACGGCGGCGGGCGGCTCGGGCAGCCTGTTCAAGGTCCTGTCGAATCAGACCACGGCCACCTCGTCCACCCGGACGACGGAGCCCGCGGGTACTGAGGCGGTGGCGCCGAGCGCTCCGGCTGCGGCCAAGGAAGTGTTCTTCGGGTGGGTGTTTGGTAAGGACGGGTTCGGTCGAGTGGAGCTGGACGGTATGTCCCTGCAGTCGTATATCACGCCTGCTGGGGCGTCCTACAGCAACCCGCTCGCTCAGGGTCGTAAGGTCGGCTCGAAGGTCATGTGGAAGTCGTTCATCATCGACAACCTCTACTTCGTCCGGCTGGAGGCCAACTCGGCCTATTCCGCGAACCTCCCGACGGGTTAAACCGTCGTGGGCATGTCTCGGAGTGCCAGAGGTATCGGGGCGCTCTGGTGGATCTCATCGCCACCGGGCGCCCCACATCTTTCTCTAGGGGAGTGATATGAAAGAGAAGGTCGTTCTCACCAACGTCGAAGCCGCCCCCAAGGTCGTCAAACCCCTCGCCGCCGCCCGCGCCCGTCTCATGAAGCCCGTCCGCCAAGCCGCGGCCAAGAAAGCGAAGGCGACGCGCTTGTCCAAACAGGTGAACTGGAAGGGCGAACCGCGCCAGCGCAAGGCCAAGCGCAGGCCCCCGGAGCCCGTGCCGCGCATGGTCGTCCACCTGCGTCAGCGCTACACCCTCGGCCCCCGGTCGTACGGCCCCGGGGCCATGACCGTCACCGAGGACGTGGGGCGGGCCCTGCAGGAGATGGAGTACCGCGCTGGCCAAGAGGAGGCCCGCCTGCACCAGGACCGCGCCTTCGTCATCGGCGCCGGCAACAGGCTCATGGAAGTGGACCCAGCGACGTTCGACATGTCGATGGGCGGGATGTTGCCGCATAGCCAGATTCGGGCCTAGACTGAGGGCAGGAGGAACGCATGTCTTATAAGGCTGTTGTCTCGCGCGTCACCGCCGAGGGGGAGACCTTCCAGGTCGAAGTCATCGCCAAGCACGAAGCCGAGCTGGCGAACCGTCTGGAGGTCGCGGGGAAGTGCCTCGATCACAGGCTGCACCAGCAGAACCTGCGCATCATCGCCGCCCATCAGCGGATGCAGAAGTTGGACCATGACTCCCGCTTGGTGGTGCACGAGATCTTTCAGCTCCTGAACGGCAAGCGCATGCCCAAGCCCGGCGAGATGACGCTGCAGATCGCCGCGGGGCAGGACGCGCAGGACTCCGCCGCGGACCAGATGGACGCGGAGAACGGTGGCAACCCGTACCAGCCGCACCCCGGCCTCGACTCGATCACGAAGCACGTCGACCAGCAGCGCGCAGGGGCGGTGGCGTGAACGTGGCCCTCGTCCCCGTGGACCCGTACGATGATACGACCGGGCTCCTATTCCCGTTGCTGCTACAGCGCATACGGGATTACGGGAACGGTCTAAAGTTTGAAGTGAAAGGCGACTCGCTGGCGGAGATGATCGGCCGTCGCCTCATCGGGAAGGACCCGACCGTGGCTGCCGTGGCGTTCTGCGCCAAGGGCAAGATGGTCGGCCACGCGATTGCGACGGTGGAGGAGCTGGGTGGCGACCGCTGGGTGTTCATCCAGCAGTGCCGTTTGGACCCCAAGGTGGATGCCGGGGATGCCGTCAAGCGTGCCATCGACTTGGCCACGGACTGGGGCCGCCAGTTCGGTGCCACCCGCCTGCTGTTCGGCACGCACCGCAGCGATGCGGCGTGGGAGAAGAAGCACGGATTCACCGTCGTCCGTAAGATGCTCGGACGCGAGATTCCTACACAGGAAGCGGAAGGGGCTGAGGTCGCCTGAGCACGACAGAGCGGACGGCAGGGACGACGCGTCAGGAAGCTGGTGGAGATCCATGGTTGAACATGACCAACTACCAGCGCCAGCAGCTTCTCGGGACCGCCACCGCGGGGTTGGCTGGTAGCGCAGCAAACTACCTGCAGCCGGGACAGCTACGGTTTCTGACTGGTGCCACGGGCGCAGGCGGCAACGGTGCTATCGCCAACGAGGCAGCGATGCGCCGACTCCTGTCCCCCAATGCCCTGGAGACCCCCAGCGCGACAGAGCGTGGTTACCTGTCGAGCATCGAGAGGATGGCCAACCAGAATCCTGTGGACCCGCTCGAACAGCAGGGGCTGAACCGCCAAGAGAGCACCATTGACCCGTCGCGGAATCTGGCGGCGGCGAACCAGTACGTCAACCAGATCTCGGGTCCAGCGATCACGTCGGCGCTCAACGCGGGCGGCATGGGACGCAGCGGCGCAGGCGCCGAGGCTCTCGCGCAGGAAGGCACGCGTATGGCGCTGCCCATCCTCAGCGATTCCCTTGGAGCCACACGCGGGCTCGCGAGCAGTGAACTGGGGCTTGGTGGCCAGCTACGAGATCGCCGCCTCGCGAACCTGCAGACCGCGCTGTCCGCTGCGGAAGCGCCGCGTCTTGCGGATCTAGCCAGCACGACGAAGCCCGAACAGTTGCTGCTGTCGGCGTACGGGCTACCTCCGCAGGCCACAGGTGCGGGCTCGTACAGCACACGTTCGTCGCAGAACTACTACCCGTCCGCGTTCAGCACCGCCATGAAAGGTGTGCAGGCTGTCGCCAGCATCGCGGGCGCGTTCATGGGTGCCTGCTGGGTGGCTGAAGCCGTGTACGGTCAGCACGACCCGCGGTTCTGGCATGCGTGGCGGTACGTGAACTTTGACCCGAGTCGGCGTGCGCGCGTCGTTCGGTTTGTCTACCTTGCGGTCGGGCGGCGGGTTGCACGCTTGGCTCGGCAGTATCCCGTGGTACGACGTGCGGCACAGTGGGTCCTTGAAAGGGTGATCCCCGCGTGAGCAGTCTGTTCGGCGGTGGCGGCGGCGAGGCTCCGATGGGCGGGGGCATGGGCGGCGGCGGCTCGTACAGCGACGGCGGGATGGGTGGCTCCGGGTCGATGCCGGCGGCGCCCGCGGGTGGCATGGACATGCAGAAGCTCGGTGCCGGGCTTAGGTCCATTGGTGGCCAACAGGGCATCGGCGACCGTGGCATGGCACCCATCGGCGCGATGAGCATGCCGTGGAGCCAGGGGCCTGCGGCACCAAGCCAGTCGCCCGCGATGCCTGGTGGCGTCATGTCCATGGGAGACATCCTCCAGCGTGGCGCGAAGTACAACCGTCGCTCCAGTGGGGATCGGCCGTGACGACGCCGTCGCGTCTGATGACCTACGAGGAGATGACGGCGCAGCAGCAGAACCCTCACTACACACCTGATCCACCCGGCGACCGTGAGAGCACGGCGTCGCTGAACTGGATTCCCCTCACCCCAGAGGAGCGCCTGGGGATGAAGCCCGACGATACGCCGGCACAGGCGCCGCCGCCTCCGCAGCCCATGGTGCAGCAGCAGATGCCGCCCAGTCTCATGCGTGAGCCGCAGGGTGAGCCGCCGCTGATCGAGGACACGGAACAGCCGAAGCCGTCGAAGTTCGACTCGTTCATCGGCCATCCCGTCACGCAGAACATCCTCAAGGCTATTGCCGCGGGCGGGTTCGGCATGGTGGGGCAGGGCCCGCAGTTCCTCATGCATCTGGCGAACATGCAGGAGCGCAACCTCGATCAGCAGGCCACCGTCCAAGGGCTGCAGGTCTTCAGTAAGGCGTCGCAACTCGCGTCGGCGGGGAAGCTGCAGCAGGCGCAGGGGATGATGGAGCAGTTCCTCGCGTCGAGCCCGCGGGCCGCGAAGGCGATGCCCGACATGATTAAGCGGTTCGAGGGACTCGTCACGCAGATCAATGAGCGACAGGCCGCGGGCCGCGTGGCGATGGGGCTGAAGAAGTACGGGTCCCTGGAAGCGGCGATGCAGGACGAACAGTTCGTGTCGGACTACGGACTGCTGTCGGACTCTCTGCGTAAGGGGCTGACGCCGCGCGACCAGCGCGACCGCTTCAAGACTGTTGGTAGCAACATGTACAACGTCGACCAGCTCGACGCCGAGGGACGGCCCACGAAGGTCGTGGACGCGACGGACGAGGGACAGGCGACGCCTGCGTTCCTTGAAGCCCTCACGCTCGCCCTGCAAGGTGACGCCAAGGCGCTGAAGCAGCCTGGGCTCGGGCAGAAGGAAGCGATGAAGCTCGCCACCATTCTGCAGGGCAAGAAGCAGGGGCTGCACTTCAACGTCGTCGACGAGGCCGATGGGCGCTACATCGTCGGCATGAACCCCATGACTGGGCAGATGGTGTCGAAGGAGTACGTCGGCGCTCGAGAGTACGCGCCGAGTATCGACCGCGAGATCATCCAAGAGGCGGATCGTCGTGGCTTGAAGGGCCCGCAGCGCATCGACTTCTTCTCGCAGACCAAGGCCGGCATGGCGGGCACGCGCGAAGCCGCGGTGCAAGGCGAGCGTCCGATGGGTGAAGGCCAGCAGAAGGAAGTCGTCGCGTACAACAACATCCTGTCTGCGGTGGATCAGCTCTCGCAGTTCTCGCCCGAAGAGATGCAGAAGTATTCGGGCTTGGTGAACCGCCCGCTCGCCGAGGCGAAGAACATTGTGACGGGCTTGCTGGGCAAGGGTGCAGACCAGCGCTTCCTGCAGTTCAAGACCCTGATGGGACGGATGCAGTCCGAGGCGTTCACGGTCGCGGGCAAGCAGTTGACGCCGTTCGAGTACAGCGTCGTGTCGCAGTTCACGCCGACCGGGCGTGAGGCTGGCGGTGCCGCAGAGATCCAAGCGAAGCTGCAGAGCTTCAAAGCGTTCACCACGATCAAGCGGGATGTCACCCTTGAACTCGTCAAGACGGGCCGCGCCTACGTTGACCCAAGCGAGATGGACGCACGGATCAAGGCGCGCATGATGGAGACCGGCGTTCCCGTCCCGATCCGCGTGAAGGACCCGCAGACAGGAAAGATGGGCACATTCGTACCCTCCAGACCCGGAGAGCAGCCGCCTGCTGGATTGGAGATCGTTCGCTGATGGGCACTCTGACGTGGGATGACGGCCCAGCGTTCGGCGGCACCGACAATCCGTCACTGACGGAGAAGGTCGGACGCGTCGCCAAGAAGGGTCTGGAAGCCGTGCGCAAAGGTGCGGAGGCGGTGGACCGCTTTGGCGGCTCGCCCAATCCAGACTTCAAGGTCATGGGTGGCCCCGTGTCGGGCAAGCTCGCGGACCTCGTGCCTGGGTCGCTGACACAGGCCGGAGCCGACGCAGCCATCGGACTCGTGGCCCCTGTACCTGGGGCGAAAGGTGTCGCGGCCCGTCTCGCTGCGGGTACGGCCGGAGGCGCTGCGGGCTCTGAACTCGAAGGCCGCGGGGCTGCGTCAGGAGCTGTTACAGGGCTGGGTGGCGCCGCTGTTGGCGAGACACTTGGTGCGGCAACCAAGGGACTTGTGAACTGGGCTCAGACGGTACAGAAGTTCAAGACGGGTGAAATGACGCTCGACGAGTTCACTCGTCAGCTCGCACGGGACATGAATGTCCCGCCGCGCCGCATGCTCGGTGAGGGTGGCAAAGGTGAGATGCTCGCCGACTCGCGCAAGCGTGGCGGTGGTCAGATCATGAAGGTGGCCAGCGAAGTCCTGGAAGCCGCCGAGGCGCGCCTGCGCAACGCTGTAGGAGGCAGCGGCGCGCTGCTCGACATTCCATCGTTGGCCAAGCCGACGACCGTACCGCTTGCGAACTATCCAGGGCACACGGGCCGTGGGGAGCCGCAGATGCCCACGTTCGACGAAGCGATCAAGGCGCTCAAGCAACTCAAGTCGGACACGCGCATCATCCGTGAGGCTGCCATCAAGAAGGGCGAGCCCCTGCAGGCACAGGAAGCGGAGTCCAGGCTGCAGCAGCTCACGGATCAGTTCAACGCTGCGGTGTCGCGGCGTGCCGTCTCCAGTCCCGACGCCATCGCCGGGCATGAAAAGGCGATGAAGCAGTACATGCAGGCGGTGACCGTGGTGAACTTCCTGAAGCAGAACCCGCAGATCTTCGTGCCGGGTGGGACCACGAAGGGCACCACTATCGACCAGAACAAGTTCTCCGAGGCGATCATGCTATCGCCCGGGTTCACCAAGGAACTGTTCCCCAACGCCATCAAGGCCGCAGGGCGTGGCACCCCGTACGCGGGGGACCAGCCCGTCAAGCTGCCGGGCTTGTCCATTGGGGGTGGTGGCGCTCGCGAGTTCATTGGTGGTACCCAGGTCGGTACACGGAAGGCAGGCACGCGCCCGCCGCAGTCCATGGCTCCGGCGCTGCTCGACATGGGGGCGATCACAGGGTTGGATCAAATTGACCGATGAACGACCTCACGCCCGCCACGCTCCTGCAGTGGGCCATCAACGGGGTCGTCGCGCTCTTGGTCATGCTCATGCGCATGCTCAAGCGGGCGTACGACCGGCGTATTGAAGAAGTGGAGCGTCGTCTCGAGGTCGCTGAACGGGACGCGCACATCATCCACGCCAACATCATTTCGCAGACACAACTCGTTAGCGAGCGTGTCACCAAGATCGAGGGGACCATCAGCGCCACGCTGACCAGCCTCAGTGAGCGGTTGACACGTATCGAGAGTCTGCTCGACGCCATGCTGCGCGCAGGGATGGGCCGCGGTGCCTCATAGCGTTACATCCGACAAGATCGTCGGGTTCTGGACCGTGCCGTATGCCGGCGTCGTCCGCGATGTGTCCATCTATGAGGTGCCGTCGGATGGGCTGTGGGACTCAGCCAACATGGTGCCGCGCGACGGCCAGCTCGTCACGCGTCCCGGGCCGCAACAGTACGCGCCGAACGATCTGCTCGCGCGCCCGACTGCGGGGCTGTGGTCCCCCGTCGTGTTCGGTCCTGCGTTCCAAGCGGATGCGTTTCAGAACGACGCGTTCCAGACCCAGCTCGTCGAGGCCCTCATGATCGTCGCCACGCAGCAGGGCCTGTTCTACCTGGACCCGACGACGCTGTCGTGGATCAACGTCATGCCCACCGCAGGCGACGTGTTCCAGGGCGACGCGTTCCAGGCGGACATGGTGCAGGGCTCGGCGAAGAAGAAGCTGTCGACGCACTACATCGGGCGCTTCGCGCAGATCCAAGCCGGCACGCCGCCCACCATCTACACCGTGTTCGTCAACGGGGTGGACGATGCGGTGCTGTGGGACATGGCGCTGCCCGAGGCGAGCCAGACGCGGTTCAGCATCCCGCCGCGCTGGACCGATGTGATCGCCGTGGCCGACCGCTTCGTCGGGATCACGCCGCCGTACGACGTGTCGTGGACCGAGGATGTCAGTTCACCCGCGGGGTTGTTCTCGACGCCAGCGCTGAACCACAAGTCCCTCGGTGAGACACCTGACCCTGTGGTGGCCATCAGCCCGAGCGGGTTCCTCGCGTTCACCGTGTACAAGAAGAACCGGATCTGGACCGCGGTAGCGACGGGGCTGCCGGGTGGCAGCGCGTTCCGCTTCTCTGATAGAGGGGCGTACGCCGGCCCCGCATCGCCCGCAGCCGTGGTGCAGGTCAACGGCTTGGACGTGCGCATGACCCGCACGGGACGCGTGGGCCTGTGGAACGGCCAGCAGAACCTGTACCCCTTCGACGCCGCGTGGCGTTCG